ATGAAAGTCACGAGCGAAGGCGAGTCGTGGACGCTCGACTTCGAAGGCGAACTCACAAAGATCGATGCCGCGCTACAGAGCACTGGAGTCGACACTACAAGGTCCATGCTTGCGCCAGTCCAGTGGACTGACGATTGAGACGCGGCACAAGAAGAAAGCATAAGCGCTAGCCGTTTTACGCTGAGCCCGGCCCCGCGCCGGGCTTTTGGTATGCGCGACCCGAGCCAAACACAAAGGCAAGATACGAAGTTGACGCGACGTTCAGAGCAGCAATTGCTTAATTGCGCTGCTATACTCCGGACCGCCACACAATAATCAGAACAATCAACAACAATCAAAACAATTCATGAAGCGCAGCCTTCCCATAGCGGTCGCGTTTTTTACCATCATTCTTCTATTCCTCCGCGCGCCAGACCGGATCCTGCATGGCTTCCTCTGGGCAGAAGACGCGAGCCTGTTCATCGCCGGCGCTTATATCAGCGGGATCCACGCGGTCTTTCTGGCATATGGCGGCTACCTGCACTTGATCCCGCGCCTGATCGCCCTGGTTCAACATGCATTCATACCCATCACACTTGCACCGTATTTCTTCATGGGTTGCAGCGTGGCGCTATCGGCGACGTCGTCAATCTATATTTTCTCGGCGGTGCGCCGGTTCACATGGGTGCGCTGGCCTAATGCCTGTTCGATAGCTGTGGCGCTCATTCCGTGGTTGGCTCCGCAAAGCGGCGAGGTGTTTGTGAACATCACCAACCTGCAATGGGTGATGACGCCAGCCTTTATGGTGCTGCTTTGGGAATCGTTGGCGACGCCGCGGTTGGCTGAGGTTTCGCGCACCGGATATGCGATTCGTATCGTGGCTGTCATTCTGCTCGGGCTGACTGGCCCGTTCGGCGTCTTTGCAGGAATTCCTGCGGCCATCGGGATGGCGATGAAATGGAAAGAGCTGAATCTTCGCAAGCTGAAATTCTTCGGTGCATATGCCGTCACCGGGCTCGTGCAAATCTGGGTCTACGTACATCATCGCGAGGCGATACCGGGCAATTCTTTGGTATGGGCGCACGAATGGGCGGTGCATCTGATCGGCGGGATTTTTATGCGGGCATCAGTGACAGACAGGCTTCCGGCCGTCACCTCGATTCTTGCGGTGTGCGTCGTGGCATTCTTCTCAGTAATGGTTGAGAACAAGCGGTCCTGCTGGATTACTCTCGGCCTTCTGTTCGTCGCAATGCTGGCGTGGCTTGGAGGGATGCTGCGTACGCCCGGTCCGCCGTTGGCATGGGATGGCGCTGCATCGCGCTACACGTATCTGACGAACACGTTTGTAATGTGGATGTTCGTGATCGCTTTCGGGACCACGAACATGCGCGTAATGAAGGGAGCGGCTATCGCCTTGGGATTGACCGCTCTTGTGAACTCCGGCCGTTATTTCCGCGTGGAAGATGCGATCCGGTGGCAAATCTCGGACGACCAATCCGGCTATATGCTGTACACCGAACCCGGCTGGAAAACGATCGTTCCTGCGAACCACTGATTGGTCGCGACGGCGCGCGGCGATGGGCTGGGCACAGGTATTCAGTTCTTCGCTGCGCTCGGCTTCCACCCGCAATTCTTCTCTCCCGCCATGTTGTGCGCGAGGATCTGCCGCGCGGTCTCATCGCTCAACACATCCGCCCTGCTGACGTAAATCGGCTTCGTCCAGTTGCAGGCGGTATCAACGATTCGCGTTTTGACCTGCACTTCCGGTGCCGCGGCCGGCGTCTTCAGCTGGTCGGCTCCATTCGTTGCGCAACTGCTCAGCAGCGGACCCAACAGGCAAAGTAGCAACATCGCTTTCAACATCGGTTCTCTCCTTCTGTGCTGCGGCGCCCTGTTGTGCAGCAGCCGTGTTCGCTTGGGCCTCGGCGTCGCGCACCTCGGCGGTTTGGGCTTGCGCCTGCGCGGCGCTGGTTTGAGCCTCGGCCACCTTCTGGTTGGCCGCCGCGACCTTCGCTTTTGAATTCGCGTGCGTCAGAAGCGCGAACACGCCGGCGAGCGCCGTGAGGATCCACGGCCCGAACTTGAACGCGAGCGCGATTACTTCCGTCATGCCGATACCCTCCCGCCTGCCGCTTGATAGGCGGCTTGCAAATGCGCCATCTGGTTTTCGTGCTGGCCGTATCCGGCGCCGGGAAGGCTGGCCCACACGTTGGCGACCTTCGCCACCGCCTGCTGAAACTGCCCCGCGTCGATGAGCGGAAATGCGCCATGCTCGCGCAGCTGCTGCAGCGCGTACCGGTCCTGCGAGATCGGAGAAAAGTCGCGCAGGAACATGTCCGATTTGTAGATGCGCCACCACTTGATCAGGATCTGGTACCGCCCGGCCGCCGTCGAGTTCAGCGCGGCGCTGTAGACGTTCGGGTGGTCTGCGTATGATTTGAACAGTAACGGCTTCGCCGTCGTGCTGCCAACGAGGACGTTGTATCCGTCGTCGCTTGCGGCGAGCAGCGCAGCGCCGATCTCGCTCGAGGCGATCATGTCGAGGAACGCGACGCGGTTTGCACCGCCCGCGGCGGATGCATCAATGCGCGCCATCGTCACCCTCCCGCGGCACGCGCCGCACTGCCGTGTAACGCAGCGCGAGGAACGTCGCGCACAGGATCGTATAGCTGATAGCCTGCTGCACGCTATGCGGCAGATACTGCTTCAGGTCGTCAGGCATACCGTTCCACGTCTCGCGCAGCACCGCGCCGAGCGGCGCGACGACGCCGACGGCGGTCGAGAAAATGACCGTGCCGCGCGTATGCAACTTTTGCCAGCCGTCGGCAAGCGTGATTCGCAATCTCATTTTGTCCACCCCCGCGTTTCAGGACGCACGCCCGCGCGGTCGTAGAGAAGCCGGTCCAGCTTCTCGTTGATCGCCTTGAGCTGCTCCTTGTTGTCGGATTTCTGCTCGCTCTGGTCTTTTTCCACGTGGCTCGTACGATCCTCGAGGCTGCTGATTCGACGATCGAAGCTGAGGTAAAGGCCGAAGCCCGAACCCAATGAGCCGGCCAGCAACGCGACCAGAGTTAAAAGCGTCGGGATGTTCACCGACTTATCGAACGACCATTGCCGCCTTTCCATCTGCAGCACCGCCCCCGGTTGCGGTTCTTGATTCACGCGCCCCCCTTTCAAAATCGCGCGGATACAAAAAAGGCCACCCGAAGGCGGCCAATAAAAAAGCCAGCTCGCAGGCTGGCTTTATTCGGTTGCTGCTTGTGCTTTACTTCCCGGTGGCTGATGCCCCGCTCGCGGCGGCCGCCGCCTCTTTGTAACCCGCCGCGATCGAATCGGCGATCGACTGCACTTGAAGGTTCTGAACGTATGCGTCGGGCGTGCGGCAGTCCGCACCGAAATGTTCAAGACCGGGCGATCTATCGGTCGGCTTCGGCGATCCGTCTCCGAAGATGAACGCGACAGTCGTTTGGCCGATGAAGCGGACAGGCGCGCCGTTCAGAAGGGCCTGGTTCATCGCGGAACTGAGGCCGGCAGACGCCGAATATTGCGTGTCGCACGTTTCGATAGGCACCACTGCAAAAACGGCCTTGCCATTAACTGCCGCCCATTGAGAAAAAACAAGCAAATCCTGCGCGAACTGCGCCATCGCTGCTTGTTGTGCCGGGTCGGTGGCCGGCATCACCATGTCGTCGAGCTGGAAGTTGACGACCAGCCATGAGCTCGGGTCTGTCTTGAACTGATCGGGAGTCGGCGCGACACCGTTGTGCTCGGTAGTCACGATCTGGTGAAGGGTCGTGCCGTCCATCACCTGCGCTGTGATGTCTGCATTCACACCTCGCGCGACGAGCGCGTCGGTGAGGCTTTGCACTGTGACCTGCGCATCCGTGGTGCCAGAGGCGGGAGTCGACGCCGCGGCTTTGGAAACGACGCTCAACTGCGAGTGCGCAACGGCTGACGTTGAATTCGATACCAGCGGCTTGCCGTACATCGAGATCGTCAGCGGCTTGGCCGATGGCTGAGTCACGCCATCGCTGCTGTTACCTCCACCGCCACATGCGCTGAGACACATCGCCGCCAGGGCGCCTACCGCCGTCCACTTATTCATAAACTTCCCCCGATTTGTTTGATATTCATAGCTTCTCACGAAAGCTTACCTGGAAATCGACGCGTCAGGAGACGATTTCAGCACCAGCAAATACGAAACGATTCGCATACGGGCCACTGCCGTCTTGTGGCGCCGCGACGATGAGTTGCTGCTGCACAAACTCAAGTGCATCAACGCCGGCAGCAGGCAAACCAGCGACGGTGACCTGCTGCGTATAAAGGGCGAATTTTCCCGCGTCGCGCGCATCCTTCGACAGATACGATCCGACGGTCGCATTGGTCTGCGACGACACATAGTCGAGCGAGACTTGTTGCACAACGTGATAGCTGGCAGTCGCACCAGTCGATGGCGTTTCATAGTCTTTCTGGATGGGCATTGTTGTTTCCTGATTACATAAAGCTGAGATCGATGGCCATGAATCGCCAGTCGAATATCGATCCGAAGGCAACGTCATTCATCGGATGGGCTGGACTGCCGTTTTCGTAATACTGGTATTTGAAGCTCACGGTGTTGCCGACGGTTTGCAAGCCGCTCATGTTGTACCAGCTAGTGCTGCCGCCACCGTCCCCGATGTTGAATGCGGTTCCGATTGCCGCGACTCCAATCTTGCTAACCGAGGGATAGCTCCATGAGTAGGTACGGGTATCCACATGACTCCATTGACCCCAGCCTGGACCCGCGTTGTTGATGTTTCCAGACTGTGTGTCGATGACGCGCGCGATGCGTTGCCGCGCGTCGAAAACGAGCACGCCGTTCTGGTCGAACACCTGCAGACCATAGCCTGGCCCCGATGGAGCAGCCGCCGGCGCCTGATCGAAGACGTACACGGACACTGTCGCGGCAGCGCTCGTCCAGACCTTGACCGTCCACGTGCCATTGTTGTTGTTGGCGCACTGCAGGACGGTCACGAATGCGGTCGAGCAATACAACGCGATGAGCGGCCGCACGGCGGTTATCGTGAAACTAGCAACGTTGGCCGAGAAGTAGTACATAACGCCCGCGTTCGACTTTCCGCCGTTCATGCTGCCGCTTGCGGTCGTCACGTCGAACTTATGTCGCAGCGCATAGTTCGGCGTCGTCCCGTCAATCTGCACGAGGCCCGTATCGGTGAAAGCCTGGAATCCAACCGTCATTCAACTGGCTCCATAGAACAATGTGCCGACCTGATAAATGTCATACGAAGAACTGTGCTTCGCCGTATAGGACCAGCTCAGGATTCCTGTATTTGGGTCAATCGAGAACTGCGGAATAATGACGCCGCCCGAGAGGTAGCCATCACCACATGTGTTATTCGGCTGGAACGAAACGAAGCCTCCCTGCTTCAGCCGATTATCTTGCAGGCTGTTTGATTCTCCGGTCATATTCACGGCTCCGATGATCCTCAGCACTCGGTAAGTCGCATCGAAGATGAGGTTGCCGTTCTCGTCCCAACATTGCAGGCCTGCTGGCATTAGTTCCACACTCCCCAACGGACACGCATTGTCCCGTTGTTGTCGTATGCGCGACCGCCGCTGTTGTCACTCACTGCGTAACCGCTGCCGGCGTTCGCGCCGTTGAAGGTCAGGCCTGAGTTCTTATTCAGCACCCAGAGAGGCTGACCGTTCGCACCCAGCGCGGTCGACTGAATGACGTCGCCGATCATCAGGTTCGTGATCCACCCGGTACCGATCAACGCCTGCGAAATGAACACCTGACCGCCCTGCACCACGAACGGCGAAGTCACCGAACTGCCGTTCGGGTCGATGATCGCGACGCGGCTCGCCGACAGTAGGACCGTGGACTCGATCACGCCGCTGCTGTTGTCAACGCCAACGCCAATCCCGGCGACGTAGGTCCGACCGCTCGCGGTTACCTGCGTCTTGATCTGGTACGACGCGGCAACCCGGCCGTTCAGATCTGCATAGGAGGTCGCGACGGTTTGCACCGCCGCAGCATTCGCGTTCGTCTGAGCTTGCACGGTCGTGATCAGCGAGGCCTGTGCGCTGTCGGCGTCGATCCGCGCCTTGGACTCGGTCTGGATCTGAGCGGCTAGGCTGCTCTGCCCAGACGTCATCTGCGCAATGACGGTGTCGGTCCTTTGCGCGAGTGCGAGATCCGCCTCGGCGCGCGCGGACTGCTCCGACCACACACCCGCATAGACGGTCGTGGCGCCGGCGTAGTCGCCAGTGCTCCCCGCCATCTCCGGAATCACAATCTGAGCAGATACCTTGTCCAGTCGCGTGGATAGCGCCGAATCCCCATCGACGCGAGCCTGCTGTTCATCCGTGATGGCCACGGCGTTCTCGGCGATGTCCTGCTGTAGATTAGGGACCAGCTCAATCGGCGCGAGCACGTCCTCGCCGAGTTGCGACTTCGTAATCTGGCCGGTGAGGTAGGTCAGGATTTCGGTCGAGTCGCTGCTGCTCTGCCCGTTCACGCCAGCACCAGTCGGATACCACGGCCCGATGTTCCCCGAGGTGTCCACGAGCCGCGCCCAGAAGAAAAACGATTGGCCCGCCGCGAGACCCATGAGACTCGCGCGCGTCTGCGGGTACGCGTAGTCGCCCTGCTTCACCGCGCTCGACCGATCATTCGTGCGGCTGTACCAGAGTTCGGTTCGCTGCGTGTCGCCCGCGCCATCAGCCGGGAATGTCCAGTCAAGCTGGATTGCGAACACCTGCGACGTTGATGTCAGGCTTCCGACTGCCGGCGGCAATCCCGTCTTGCCCTTCAATACCGTATCCACGCCGTACGCGGGGATCGACGTCACGCCCATGGCGTTCTCCGCGCGCACACGCGCGAGATACGTGCCCTGGTAGATGCCCGACACTTCCACCTGCAGGCCGCCCGTTTGGTTGGCCGGCACCCAGTCGCCGTTGTCCTTCCTCCACTCGGGAATGTAGTTCACCGCGCTCGACGCCGAGTCCCACGCGATCACCATGTTCGTCTTGGCGATCCCCTGATCGGTGTACGAATACGTCGCGACGCGCACGTTCGCCGGCGGCGGCTGCACCGACGGCGGAATGACCGTGACGGGCCGCACCTGAACCTGCGCGCCGTTGTCGATCGCGGCGTATTTCCCCGGCTCGTACTGCGTTGCGTTGATCGTATAGGTGATCTGGCCGTCGTCGTCGCTTTCCTCAATGCTGACGACGCGAAAGAGCTGCGCTGCAAGGTCGGTGCTTTCGAGCATCCATACGGCGCCGACGACCGAGTTTTGATCGAACGCCGCCGTCACCGTGATCGTGTTCCCGTTTACCGCCTGCACCGTGCGTTTCTGCGCGATGCCCGTCGGCATGATCACGGTGAGCGAGTCGCCTGCAGCAGCTGTCGGCGCGCGATCGAGCACGACGGTGGCGCCGTTCATCGAGCGCACGCGGCCGCCCGTCTGCCGCCCGGCCTTGTTCGCGTCCGCGACGGCAATCACGTCGCCCGGCGCCGCGAGCGTGCCATCCAGACCCACCTGAAACGAAACTGTGTTCGTCTCGTAGCGGCTCGTGAGCAGCGTCCATAGCCCGAGGCGGTGCGCCTGCCCCTGTGACGTCGTGCCGAACGCCGTAATCTGCGCCTTCACGACGCCATAGCGCGCCAGTCCGTCGTCGTCAGCCACATACTCGACGGCCTGCTGATACTGGTTAGCCGGGTCGTTCCAGCTGATCTGCGCCGCGGTGTAGCGCGTCTTGCGCTCCGAGCCGACGTACGAGAACTGACCGCCGACCACGTTCGCCTGCGTGTACACGTAGACCGGGTCGGACGGCATGTCAGCCGTCACCAGCACCGTGCCAGCGCCCCAGTACGCATTTCCGCGAAAGACGCCCGCCAGATCCTGCAGCACCTTAAACGCGTCGGATTGCGACTGGATCACGCAGTTGCACGTGAAGCGCGGCTCAGTGCCACCCTTTCCATCAGGCACCATGACATCGCAGTACTGCGCGATCTCGTAGAGCGTCCACTTATCGAGCGACGATGCGTCCACGAACCGGCCGCCACCATAACGATCGTTCGTCACGAGGTCGTAGAAGATCCATGCCGGGTTGTTCGTCCACGCCTGCTTGAAGGTGCCATCCCATGCGCCCGAGTACGTCCGCCGCTCCGGATCGTAGTTCGACGGCACGCTGATGATGAGGCCCTTCACGTCGTACGAGCGCGTCGGCACCGAACTGAACGACCGCGCATCGAAAGACATGCCGACCAGCGCGCTCATCGGATAGCGCAGCTTGCGATCGATAATCTCCGTGATCGCCTCGACGTTGACCGTGTCCTGAAGGTAGGTGTTGTGGGCGTTTGCCGTCAGGCGGCGCACGCGCACGAGCCAGCCCGTTTCTGCGGCCGGCAAATCGATGCGAACGCTGCGCTCGTATAGCGACGTCGTCTTGCCATCGAACGCACCAGAGGCCGCCTTATAGTACGCCCCCCCATCTACCGCGACGTCGATCGCATACTCGACGCGGTATCCGGTTACGTCGCCATTCGAAGTGTTCGTCCGTTCAAGCGCGGGCAGCCCGAATCGAATCCGCACTGCTGTGAGCTGCGTGTTTTCGACCTGCCTCACCCACGGTGCGTCGCTCGTGAGCGCGACGCCGATCGCGGTTTCGCTCTCCACGGCCGGGAAGCCCGGCAAATATTCCTGGTCCTGCGTGCCGACGCGCGTGTCGATCGTATAGTTCGAAAAGTTCGCCGAACCGTCGCCATTCAGGATCGGCGTGCCGTCGAGGAAGACGGATTGGTAGCCGTTCACCAGCCCGACGATCGGGCCTTCCGAAATCAGGTCAAGTACCTTCGCGTAGGCGATCGAGTGCAGGCTGTCCGGCGATTCAGTCGCCGTGGCGCTGCCACCGCCGCCTTTTGCTCCAGAGATGCGCATGCTTTAGCTCTCGTCTTCTGCGTAAATGCCAGAACTGATGACCTTCGAACCCACCACCATTCGCCCGTACACGATCGGCACCGGCTCTCCCTGAGCTGCGCTGTTGACGGGCCCGTTGAAGTAGTACGAAGTGCCGTTGTCGACGACGCCGGTCAAGCCACTGGTCTGTGGACTGAGCATCTGTACGACCCCGCCGAGCGCCATCGAGGCGCCGAGCCCGATAAGCTGCGCACCCCACGCTTGCCCGTATGCCGATGCAACCGCGCCGACCACGACGAGCGCGGCCCCGAGGATTGTTTGAAAGATGCCGCCGCGCTTGCTACCGACCAGTACTGGAGCGATCCGGATCGGTTGGCGTCCGACGGGGAAATCGAGTTCGTCTTTGGCCAGATTGCTTTTGCCAATGAACACGGCGAACGTCAGGCCCATCTGCCGCGACTTGGCGAGGAACTGCTTGAACCCGGGGACAACGACGCACAGTGCGCGAATCGCCTCGCGTGGCGATCGCACCGCAAGGTGGTGCACGCGGCCATAGCGCGTACCGGCGACGCCATACAGCCGGATCTCGCGAAGTTGATCATTCATTACGCACACCCTCGTAGCGCAGCACAGTGCGCAGCGATTGAAGCCACATGCCGCCCCACACCGCACGGCGGGAAAGTTGTCCGTGCATGTGATGAAGGAACTGCCCGTCGCCGATGTAGACGCCCGCATGATTCGGCACGTCGTTGTGGCTTCGTATCTGCATCAACAGCACGTCGCCCACTTCGAGAGCCACGCCCGGGCCGACGTCCATGAAGCCCGCCGCGCGATAGTTTTCGAGGTAGAGCGACGATCTGCCGTCGGCCCACCATTCATCGCGCCGCTCGAAGTCGGGCAGAACGACGTCGCGCTCCAGGCGATACCAGTCCCGCACGATCGAGTAGCAGTCGTGCACACCGTGGACGAACTGGCGGCCCACGAGCGGCGCAATGAAGCCCGTCGGGCCGAACTCGCACCACTCGTCGACGCCGATAGAGCCATCGGCCTGCACGCCAACCGATGCGATCACCCAGTGCGCGACACCGCTGGCCTCGCACATCGCCTTGTCCGCGGCGCTCGGATGGGCGCGGCCGCCGGGGTGCGAATGCACGATCGTGACAATCTCGCCAGCGTCCTCGGCGCGCGCGTAGTCCTCGGCGGCGAGTACGAATTGCTCGGTTGGCGTGGCCGCCCGGTTCGCGCACGGCATGTACGTTTCCTCGCCCTGGACGAGCGCCACCAGCCCGACGCACTCGCGCGGGTACTCCGCGATCGCGTGTGCGGCGATAGCGGCCTTCGTCGTTTCATTCATTCAGGAAAGGGTGTCGCTGAGAAAACCGCCAAACGGCAGCGGGTTGTTGACTCCGAACCGGCATTCACAGCCGCTCGTTCGGAAACTGCATCGGTCCAGCGCTGGATCGCCGACCGGTTGATCGTTCGCATCAAAATACGCGCTGCCGGCGTAACCGCAATTCGGCCCGCGATACGCAAACTGGCAAATGCTCACGATCTGGCGCGCGGGCACCTGCTGGCCACCGAAGTCGAGCGGTGTCGAAAGCGCGAACGCGACCTGCAGACCCGGCTGCTCGTCGCTTTTCTGCTCGACACGCCAGATCTCCGCGAGCATTTCAGCCGTGGGATCGGCCGTCGGATTGCCGCCCGGGAAATTGACCGCGTCGAGGTATTGCTTCAGCGTACGACGCCGGCGCACCAAAGCCCCAACCATGTCGTCGAGAAACACGCAGATTGCAGAGATCGTGCCGCCGATGTCGCCAACCGTGAGCGTGGGCGTGGGCTGCTGTGCGTCAGTCGTGCGCTTAAAGCCAGTCGCCTGGATCGGCCACGGCTTGTATTCATTGCCCTGCCAAACGATCGAGGTCGATTGCAGGTGACCGTGAAAGCGCAGCATGTCACCGCCGATCGGCGTGCAGTCAACTTCGAATAGTTGGACCAGGCTTCCGGGGTCGAGCCTCTGAACGTCAGACGTGATACTCACGATCCTTTAGCCTCCAGCGCCTCGATGCGCGCGACTGCCTCGTCGAGCTTTTCCTGCAATTCGATAGCTGCTTGAAGTGCAACGGCAACAGCATTCGCATAGTTGAATCCCAATGCGCGCCGACTCGCAGGCTTTCCATTCGGACCGAAGATCTCGTTGCCTTCGTCGTCGTACTGGTGCGCGATAAAGTCGCCATCCTCGTCGATGTCGGCACCGGTCTCTACCACCAGTTCGGGAAAGTCCTCCCTCCACTCTTGCGCGATCACGCCGAAGTTTGTGGGACCGGTCGGATCAACCTTAAACGAGTAAGTAACGGTGCGCTTGCCCCGCAGCTTCGACAGTACGTCAGAAACGGACTTGATATTGGTCTTCAGTGCGGCGTCTGACGATTGCGTGAGCGTAGAGCAATAAATGCTCGTGTAGGCAGTACTGTTGTAGTTGCGGAACTGGAAACCGGCGGAGCCGGAATCTAGTACCAGTTGGGCGCCGATGCCACCAGAGTTAAACCCAATACCAGCCAAAGACACGCCGGAGATATTTAACTGGTTCGTGGTGTACGTGGCCCCAAAACCGCCCGCCGCATTTACCATACCGTTTAGCTGCGTAGTGTTGCTAAACGTCTTTGCGCCGCTAATTGTCTGCGTTGTATCGAGCGTTGCGGGGTTTGCAAGGTTACTACTACTCCACGGGCTAGCGAGGTTGCCAGTGTCCCACGGCGTTTTGCCCGCAAACGACGGACGGCCCGTTAGTGCGGGCGCTCCTTGGAGGTACCCAATCTCAGATTGCAAGTATTGGATAGTCGCCTCTTGCGAGTACAGCGACGGCGAGCTACCTACCTCCACCTTGATACGACGAATGTCCGCAGCGTAGGCGGGGCCAGCTGGATTACCATCGCAGTAAAACTCAACCAACACCGCCGCAGTGCCTGCCGGGGTTACGCCAGAGGCATGCTTATATACCCAAGAGCTACCGGCGTTAATGAGGCTGACGCAGAGGTAGCTCAGGTGCGCGCCGCTTGAGTCAATCGCCTCTAGTCGCACGCTCAATGCACCCGCAGTCATCGACGACGTGTACATGAGCGCGGAGAGCGTTAGCGGGATTCCGGCTGTAACCGGGATACTCACGCTAGTTTGAATAATCGTATTGCCTGTTAGGGCAGGACAATAGAACCCGGAGCCCGTTGCGCCGGAGCTATCGTTAAGGTTTGCAAGGAAAGCACCGGACCAGCCGATAAGCCCCAACTCAGCGGAGCCGTTGATAAGTAGGTTCGGGCTATTGATGCCGTTCAGGTTTCCAGTTGCAGAGAGATTACCCGCGACTCCACCGGATGCGGTAATGGCGCCGCCGACACTGAGCGCCCCGCTAACGGTCTCGTTGGGTGTGTTGGAGCGCCCACGGCAGAGCACTCTCCACGGACTAGCTCCGTCCGTATCGAGCAAGACGGATTCACCGGGGTACAAGGCAAACATCGCCGATTGCGGTGCAGTGGGATTGCCGCCGCCCGGCCACAGGTCACACGAGACCGTGCCCACATTGCGAAGCAGCAGGACGCCATCCGCCCCTGCACTGGCGGTCGGAGGGAGTCCGACCGCTTGCGCGCCGTTGATATTCACCCGCTTACCAACACACGCAGCCGGTAGATCCTGACCTGCCGTGATGGTAGTACCGTAGGTCGTCAGTGTGGCCTGGGTGTTCAGCACGTCGACGTTGGAATTCGCCTTCGTGTTTGCGACGCGGTTGACATCGCCGTCCTCGCCAGTCGGCGGTGTACCGAGGTCGACTTTCTGAAGTGCAGTCATGGATAGTTACGGTGCGAAGGTCTGTGTGAACGTAGCGGTCATGGTGTAGACGTCGCCGTCCTTGGCCGGACGGCTCCATGTAGCGCAGTAGAAAAGCAGTGGCGACGCTTCGAGCGGCGGCGTCCAATAGAATGACGTGGCGCCGGCGCGCTCTTTCAGGAATGCGCGGATCGCGGAGATCTTGGAGGCGTCGCCGATGAACTGAAGGTCGAACGACGCCACGATGTTGTTAATGCCGTCGGCTGAGCGCTGCTCGTATCCGTCGCCGAACTTTCCCGCGCGCACACTCGCCGTGTCGGTGCCCGACGTCCCCGCGACTGTCGGAGACCACGTGAAGGTGTCAGCCATTAACCCACGCTCCCGTACTTCTGCTGCCACGCGTAACCGCCTTGGCCTTTCATCTTCTGCGCGAGCCGGCTATCGACAAGGGCTTTTATCTGGCTTTGCAGCCAGGACACGTCGCTCTGATCGAGAGAAGAACCGCCGGCCGTCACGTCGACGTTCACGTTGGTATCGCCGCCGCGCGCCATCGGCGTCACGCTCGTCGTGGCGCCAACCACGCCACCGGTCGCAAAGCGTTGAAGGTGGTCGATCGAGCCCCCGTTATTCAGCGCGTCAATCGCCCTTTCGCCGCCCAGCCGGCTCACAGTTTCCGCAGTGAGCACGCCCTCGCCATTGCTCAGCCGCGCGACGATGCTGTCGCTCGTGCCGGTCCCGGGGCCCGTAATGAAGCCGCCATCCGCGTGAGCTGGCAGCGTGAAGCCGTAGCTGTTGATCCCGCTCGTGGTGCCGCTCGCCAGGGCGCTGCTCGCTGTCGAGCCGCCGCCGAAGAAACTGCTCGCATATGACACCGCGCTGCTGAAGAAACCGCTGATTGCCGCTTTGGCCGACATGCGTGCGAGGTCGGCGATAATCGAGTTGGCCAGAGACGTAAAGCTGATCTTGCCCGTTTGCACGAAACTTACCCACGCGTCCTCCATGCCATTCGTAACATCGCCGACGACGCGCTCGGTCTGCTTCATCTTGTCTTCAGCCTCCGACACATAGTCGGCCCAGCCAGCGGTCAGGCCATTTACCCAATCTCCTTGCTTCGCCTTCAGCTCCGCGTAATAGTCGGTGTATGCCTTCAGCGAGGTCTGCAAGCCCGCTTGGATCTTCGCTGATTCGTCTCTGTACACGTCGTTCGACATGCCGGTCTCGCGCGCGGCCTTGTTCAGCTTTTCCTGCTCCTGCTGATATTTTGCATAGATCGACTTCACCGCCGCGGCCTGCTTCTGAGCATCGGAACCCATGCCGATCGCCGTCAGCTGCCGCTCATATTGTTCCGCCTGCGACTGCTGATAGCTTGCAATGTCCGCGTCAATGGACGCGGCGGCCGCTTTAAGCTTGTTCAGCGCTTGCTGCGCCTGGACCTGCTTTTCGAGTTCCGCGTTTTGCTTCAGCGCAGCGTCGATCTCGGACTGATGTGCCAGCAGCGATTTCTGATCAGCCGTGAGGGTTTTTTTCGTCTTTAGGTCGGCGATTTGCTGCTCGAACTTCAAAAGCTTTTCCGTCTCGGTGCCAATTTTTTCGCGCGCGTCGAGCTGGGCCTGCAGCGCCGCATGCGTCTGGCTCGCGGCCTGCAGATCGCGCGTCGCTGCGTCGTCAGTCACTGACTTAGCGTGCTCCGGCTTTGGATCCTTGAACTTGCTTCGCGCGTCGGAGATCTCGACGTCGCGTTGCGAAGCGAACTTCGCGTCGAGCGCGGGCGTGTATATGCCCGCCGTCTTCGCGAGTGCAACGCGTTTCACGTAGGCCGCATTCGCTTCATTGATGGCCTTCGTGCGCTTCTGTTCGCTCGTCGCGTTATCTTCGAGAATCTTATTCGCACGCGTATCGAGTTCGTCAAGCTGAGCCTTCGCTGCAGTCACGGCATCCGTTGCCGCCTTGTTCCGCTGCTGCGCCGCGATCTCCGCCTTGATCGCGTCGATACGGGCCTGGAGCTGCGGCTTGTCCATGCCGTAGTTATTGGCAGCGGTCGGAGGCGCATTCAGCTGAGATTGCAACTCAGCGAGCTGATCTTCTTTTGAAGACGTGCCGGCCAATTCACGCCTATATCGCCCGAACCCGTCAAGGAATCCGTTCCACAACTTGGTCATTGCGCCAACTTGCGTGTCGGTTCCCGACTTCATCGTCTTCAGCTCTTGCTCGTATAGGATACGCAGAGCAGTCGTGTGCTCCCCGGCCTTATCGAGCGACTTGATGTGCTCCAGCGTCGCGGCATCCATGTCATGGTGCGCCGATTGCCACTCGTCGGCAGCAGCGGATACGCCGTTCTGCTGCTTGATCAACGAATCGAGCGCCTTATCGAAGCTCTCACCGGTCGACTTCGCCATCAGGAGCGCCAGTTCCGTGACGGTCTGCATATCGGTGCCGAGCACCTTGCCGGACGCGGAGGTCGCGTTCACTGCGTCGCGCGCTGCAGCGAAGGAAGTCCCGAGATCACCGGCAATGGTCTTCGCAAGAGTGGCCGCGGTGTCGTTCGTGAGGCCAGCCCAATTGTTCGTGAGGGTCAGCGACTCGTTGAACTTCTTGAACTCTTCGCTTGCTCCATGGATCGCGCTGTATGCGCCATACGCGGCAATTCCGACCGCTGAGAGTCCAAGCGCTACGGGATTGAGCAGATACTTCATCGCGTCGATGCGCTCACCGAGGACAAGCAACGAGCCGCCGAAGTTGCTCCACGAACCGGTCGCGGCCTCGTGCGCGAGCACGAGAACTTCCTTTCGCGCCCCCGCTGAACTGTGCCCGAGCCTTTCGGCTGAAGTGGCAGACTGGGCCAATGCGTCGCGGAACTGTTGCGTAGATGCGGAGATGCCGAGCTGCTCGGCGCGCATTGCGCGGATGGCCGTCGTTCCGTACTCGACCCGCTGCGCCTGCTCGACAAGCGCCTTCACCTGCCTATTGATCTGCGAGACGGTCTGCGTTGCAACGGTCTCTCCGGTCGCGGCCGCGGCGGTTTGCGCCTCTTGCACAGCCCGCTCCTGCGCGCGTACCACCTCCGCTTTCAGCCGCTCGGCGGTCATGAAGTCCTGATTCGCCTTGACGGCTTTCGCCATCTCAACCGAGAACTGCGAAGCGTCGGCAGTGAGCTCCGCCTTCAGTTGGGAATCAGCCATTCTTTGCCTCGTTCAGTTTTTGCTGCATCACTGCGGTCATTGCGTCGAGTGCCTCGCGCGACTTGGCATCGACAGCGGGCCGGAAGAACGGATGCGCGGGCACCTTCGATGTCCCGAATTCCGTCCGCTTCGCATGCTTCGCGACGGCCCCAGAGAAGTCGTGTCCTTCTTCGACCATGAGCCCATAGAACGCATCTCGGCCGATCGTGACGCCATAGACCTGAAGCGCCTTTTTGACGCTCGACTTGTCATCGTCGTGATACAGCGCAATGCTCTTCTTGAGCGTGCCAGCCGGATAAAGCTTGCCGCTCCTGATATGGGGCACCGGCCCTACAGGCGCACGCAACTGCACCTCTTTATGGATCACGCGCGCGCCGGCGACCGCCGCCTGCCGAAGCGTCGATTCGCTGGCCGCCTCTGACATCTTCGCGAGCAGGTCAGCGAACCCGTTCGGGTTGCTCACGGTAGCGGCAGCTTTATTTGCCATTCGCTTTCCTCAAACGCTTTCCGAATAGCGATGAACGAATCGCGTTCGACTGCGCCTTTTTGTCACTCAGCAGGATCGGCCCCGTCACCTCCGCCTCATCGGGAGCCAGAGACCACGGCGCGAAATCAGCGGGCACGTACGGCTCTTTTTTGCGCTTCGTGTCGCGATGGAGATTCGCGAACAGGGACGCTAGCGTCCCCATGCGCAGGTCGGCCATGCGCGCGCCCCACGGTTCGCGCTTGTACATCGCAATCCAGTACGTAAATTCCTCGGAACTGATGGAGCGCATCAGTTCTTCGCGCGTTTTACCCAGCGCCAGAGCCAGGCGGAACGAAAACCGCAGCTCGGCGCTGGACTTCAGTTTTTTGCTGCGGCTTCCTCTGCAGCTTTGCCGAGCCCGTTGACGCGCTGACACGCGAGGCCGATCGCCCGCACAAGTTCTGCGTGACTGCCGCGCAGCGTTTCGACTTCCGACTCGCTGAACATCGGCGAACCGTCGTCGTTCACGACGCACGTCGCGATCAGAGCACCGAAGTACGCGCTATCGGTGATGCCCTCGGCCTGAAGCACCTTTTGGAACGCGTCGCGGTCGTAGCCGCTCATCGCGCGAATGCGCAGCGTGCCGTCGAGGCCGGGCACCGACACTTCTTCGGTGCGCGTCTTGAGCTGCGCGAGCAGTTGATCCTTCGTCAGCATCGCTTAGGCCCCCGCCGGCGGCGTTTCGGTGACCGAACCCGTGATCGTCATCTGGACGGTTGTCGCGAGGATCGCATCGACGCCGCCTTGCAACGGGAAGCTCTTCACGTAGCCATTAAACGTGTACGAGTAGCCGTCGGGCGTTTCGAGCTTGAACGGCAGCTTTGCGCTCGAGCGCTGGCCGGCCTTCAACGCAGCTTGACCGGGGTCGGCCATGTTCGTGTTGATGTCGATCGAGAACGAGCCCTCGTCCATCAGGCCGAGCAGCTTTTCTTTCGCCGTCGAGTCGAGATCCGTCGCGTCGAGTTCCGTCGCAGTTCCGTCGAAACCCGAGAACGACTTCACGTTCTTGACTTGCGTGTAAGTCGGATCGCCGCCGCCTTCGGCGACTGCACCAACCGAAAACTTGCTGCCCTGCGCGCTAATTGCGGTGCTGGTCATAGATTCACTCCTGGAACCAAATTGAGAAGTCCTGCCGACTGCCGTAAAGCTTCGTGTCGTCTTCGTAGACGCTCACGGGCGCGCCAATCGGCGTGCCGATAACAGGCGCGGCAGTCAGCGCGGCGCGCACCTGTTGGATGATGGTGGCCGCCTCGGCGCGCGTGGTTGCCCATACCGCGACCTGCATGCGGCTGTTTTGAAGCGTGTCGGCGCCGTCGAACGTGGTTTCATCGACGCCGCCAACGCTCTGATAGACGATCCGCGGCAACGCCGCGGCCGCCGGCGCGACGTCCGGATAGACGCGGCCGCCGGCCAGCGCCTTGAGTGCGCCGAAGGTGACGGATTCGGCGCTAGCCATTGTTTGCGAAGGCCGAGCAGGCCAGATCCGTGTATTCGCGGCTGGCGAGATCCGGCAGCGGCGCGAGAATGTTGAAAATCACGCCGTCGACGACAGCGCGCATTACGTTCGTGATGTCGGTGCGATACCGGATGCGGATACTGGCCGTCGCGCTCGCGACATCGGCATCCGCAGCGAGCGTTTCCTTGCCGGTGAGCATGCGCACGTTGCACCACGCGGTCGCAACTTCGACCCACGTGTCGACCGGCTGGCCGAGATCGTCTTGCGTCTGGTCGCGGCGCTCGATGCGCACGCGGCGATTTAGGGTTCCGGCTTCGAGCATGCTAGACACCCATCCCGACGCGATACGGCTGGAGCAGGTATTGCGAACCGTCAGGCAACTTCTGCACCGTACGACCCGTGCCTGTGACCACATCCTCGCGGTTGCTGTACAGCTTCCCGAGAATGAGCAGAATCGCGGATCGAATCGAGTCGGTAATCACGATCGGATCGTCGCCAGCCGTGCCAGCGGTCACAGCTGCCGTCATTTCCTCGTCCGTCGCAAAGAACTGTCGGTTGCAGTAGTTTTGCGCTGCATCGACGGCTGCACCTAAATAGATGGCAATCAGATCGTCCTCGGCGCCGGCGTCCGCGCGCAGATGCGCGAGTGCGTCTGCCGTGGTGATCAATTCGGTCATCGTTTCTGTGCTCGAGGTTTCTGCGCTTCGCGCAGAGGCGGTTTCGATTCGATCGGGTCGGCTTCGACTACCAGCCCGGCATCCTTGAGATCGGCGAAGGTCGACGAGGAGAGACTGACGACATTGCCAACGTCGTAAAACCGGTCGTGCCAGAACTTGTGCACAACGCGTGCTTTGATCTGCATTGCGAACCTCATTCGGACAAGCGCGGCGCGCTACCCTGCGCCGCGCCGTTGGGCTTAGCCGCCGCTCGCCGGCGCGAGAGCACCCTTGATGAACGCTTCGGTGCGGTACACCGCCAGCGCGAGACGCTCTTCGCCACGAACCGTGACGGCGTTCGTCGTGAAGTTGTTGCCGTCTTCGGTAGACACGAGCACATTCGCCTGTTCGCGGTCGAAGATCTGCGCGGCCTGCTTGAACGCGCCGACGAGGAAGTCACCGGCGGTCATCGACAACGAGGAAACGACCGGGCGATTCCACAGCGACGCCGAAGCGGACTGCGCCGGCGACGTGAAGATGTAACGGCCCTGCGAATCCTTCGTCAGCTCGATCTGCGCCCAGTCCGTGGGATTCAGGACGAAACCGGTCACCGGATACAGCGACAGTTCGGCCTGCAGAATCGCGAGGCGGAGCGTATCGACATAGTTCTGTTGGGCCACGGTCACGCCCGCCGGTGCTGCATAGGCGGTCGCCTGCGTGTAGAGGCCCTTCAGGTGCCCGCTCGCGCCCGAGCCGTACAGCAGCTCCTGCTCCTCGACGTACTCGAGGCCATAGCGCAAGCGGTTGTCGATGATCGACTGCAACTGCGGCGAATCGTCGAGCACCTGCTTGGACGCCTTGATGAAGTGCGCGATCGTCACGACCGGAGCGTTCTGTTGGTCGAACTGCAGGTTCGACTCCGCCTTAGCTGCCAGCTCAGCCGACTGATACGCGGCGTTGTTGGTGAAGCTGACTTCGCGCATGTACTCGATCAAATTCGAGTTGGTCGTGCCGGCCGCGAGAAGATCGCGAATCGTCAATCGACGATCCGGCAGCATCTGAATGCCTTGCTGGCGATCCGACCAGATGGTGAGGCCGCCGTTGCCGTCCGTCGCCGCGGTCGTTGCGCTCGTGATCGCCTTGACCTCCATCGACGCCCGACCGGCACCCGCGCTCTTCATCGCCTTCCAGCCATCGGATTCGACGAATTGCTGACCAACCGACTTACGTTCTTGCGGGCGGCCAGCGTGCGGCGTGTACTTCTTCTCCATAGCGTCCATCTGCGCCTGGAGTTCGCCCTGCTTCACCAGCAGTTCGTCGATCCGTTCCTTCTGGCCCGAGGCCATTTCGACACCCTTCTTGGCTTCCGCGAGGGCCTTTTCGCCTTGCTCACGCACCTGATCGCTGATCTTGTCGAGGCCTGCTTTGATTTCTGCTGCGTCCATAGCTGCTCCTTAAATTAGGTTGGGGATGCTGTATGCATCGAATACTGCTTTGACTTCTTCACCGGACAGCGCGCCAGCATCCCGCTGGAGCAGTTTCTTGAAGCCGTGACTGGTGATGGTCGCGGCATCGCTTCGAGAAAATCCGGCATCCCGCAGGAGGTTCTCGAAATCTCGCTCGGTCAATGCGCCCTCAAGAAGGCGCGACTTGAAATTTGTGATTCGGGCGTCGTCATTTGCCGGGTTCGTCACGACGCTTATTTCCAGCAGGTCGAGTTCCTTCAGCGTCCGGATGCCGGTCTTCTGGTCGTAGTCGGCCGACCGCGTGATGTAGCCGATCGACAACCCAGTGATCGCGCGCGACTGCATGCCCTTATAGGCAAGCTTCGCGCACTGGGCGTCATCGAGCCAAAGCGTGCCGTCGCCGAAGAGCCCGACGTTGTCCTCTTTCAGCCCGCTCCATACGCCGATCGGATTTTCGGTGTCGTGCTGCCACAGGATCGGCACCGACCGGCCCTTGCTGGCGAGACTGAGCAGGCTCTTGGCGAACGCGCCAGGCGCAACGATGTCGTCATAGCTGTCCAGGGTTCCGAAGACGCTTCCGTAGCCCGAAAACGTGCCCTGATCGGTCAGGCTGTCGGCGCTGAAGTCGATCGACTTGGTGTTGATCTGCATGTCGTTGTCTCTCAGATGGAGCTTTGCGGACTGCCGTTCGGCGTCGCAGGGCCCGGCGGCAATGCGCCGCCTCCTGGGCCGAGCGTTCCGTAAATGCCACCGGAGGCCGGATTGCCGAGGTTGTCGTCCGGGTTTCCGCCGCCGGCGGGCGTGTCTGGATTCGCGCTCGACGGGGCCGCGCCAGGCTTGACGCCCGCAGCTTGCTGACCGAGCTTGTCGATGGGAGACAAAGCTGTTTGCACCGTCAGCACGTCGGCATTGCCACCTTTTGGCGGCAGGTTTTCCATCCGACGCACTTCATCGCGCGTGTAGATGCCGTTCTGCGTCATCTGCGAGTAGTAAGCCGAGCGCGCTGCGCTGTCCGTCCGCAGCAGGCCATCGACGCTGAACTCGCAGTAATAGCCTTTGGCCTTCTCGGCTTCGTTGAAACAGCTACGCTTAATCGAATCCTCAAGGCGAGCGATCCAAGGGCGCAGACAATATGTGAGGAAGCCGAGCGTTTGCTGCTCGAGGCCAGTGCCCCACGATGTCGAGTTCGATGTGCTGCCGACCATATGCGGTGGAACCCCAAACCAGCGGCAGATTTCCTCGACGTTGAAGTTCTGCGACTGCAGCAATTGCGCATCGGCGGGCGACAACGACATCTGCTGATATTTGAAGCCCGCTTCCAGCGCCATCACACCACCTGAATTCCCAGCGCCCGCGAATGAGTTGATACTCGCGCGGATGTCTTCGCGCTGCTTCGGCGTGAGGATCTGGTCACTTTGCAGTACGCCAGACAGCCGCATACCGTTTTTGAAGATGGTTGCGCCCGACGTATTGGCCGCGATCGCGGTGCCGATTACTTCACGCGCATAGCTGAGCGGCGAAAGCCCGAGCATGCCGTCAAGCGACGGCCCCTTGATGTGCAAAATGTCGTCGCCGGTTAGCCCGTTGTGGGCCATTCCGTTCCAGTCGACATAGTTGTATGTGAGCGAGTTGTCGAGTTGCCTCTGAACAAACACCCGCATCGGCACCAGCGGTATGAGGTTCAGGATTCGTCGACTCCCGCCAACTCCGCTGTTCCACTGCTTCCACACGTACGCATTGCCGGCAAACAACAGGCTGAGCAAGAGGAATTCGAAGAATTCGACGGCCGTTTGCTCGTTGTTCGGCTCCGAGTGCAGCAGCGATTGAAGCGGATGCTCTTTTGCCAATCGGCGGCCGTTACCCATCTCCTGATAGACGTTGATCGGCAATGTCGCGATGGTGCTCGCAATCAGATTCACGCATCGCCACACGGTGGCGACCTGAAGTGCGGTATCGGTGCTCACAATCGCGCCAGATGCTGACGAACCGCCGAAAAAACGTGCGAAGAAGCTCTGATAAGAAGGCGATACGAGCGTGCCGGTCGGCGAAGAAATGGCGTTCACGAACGCCGCCTTCACCCTCGCAAGCATTCCCGGTTTCGTTTCCAAAGTTCGCCCTGTTTCGTTGTGCCGCCCGGTCAAGACCAGTTGACAATGATCGGATTCGACGTGAAATCGTCGAGGCTCGGCGCCTGCCCCTCGAGCATCGCGCGGCCGATAGCCATAATCAGCGCGACCGCGCCGTCAATCTTGTTGTCGTTGCCCTGCTTGATCGGACGCACGACGTCGTCGTTGCCCGGCAGGTTCTTTCCGACCACGTTGCTCACGCACCAGGTCATGATCGGGTTGCCGTCGTGATGGAAGCGGCCGGACGTGATCGCGGCCTCGAGTTCCTTCATCGGATCGGACATGTTCGTGTAGTTCTGCACGATGGTCACCGGCGCCAGCCCCTCGTCTTCGAGCTGGTGCGCGAGGTTTGTCGCGCCGTGCGGATCCATTGGGACGCACTGCACCGGGCAGATGCGGTTCGCTTCGACCGCCTCGTGCTGGATGTCGCGATAGTCGATTTCCGCGCCTTCCGTCTCGAGCAGGTGCCCCGTGTTGACCCACTTCTGGTACCGCTCGGCCATCCGGCGGTTCTCGGTGTTCTTCACCGTGTCCTCCGGCACCCAGAAGCGCGGCGCCACGCAGTAGTAGTGCCGCCGGCCGTCGATGTCGCGCCAGAAAAGCCGGGCCATGCTGTTCAAGTCGAGCTTCCGCGCCAAGTCGAGCGCGAGAATGCAGTCCTGCCCCTCGAATCGGTCCAGCGTGAGCGTCAAGTCCTCACAACCCTTCCAGTCCTCGAGGTTGAAGAAGCCCGCTTTCGCCGACGTCCACACGTTCAAGTGCTTACATTTGAACGTGTTCGTGAACCGCGCTGACTTGACCGCGCGCTGCTGCTGGCTCTCCAGGTACTCCTGATAGACCGAAATCCCGATGTTCGGGTTGGCTTTCGCCAGCACGCGCGGGTCGGTCCAGTCGTCGCCTTCGTCGATCGTCCAGATCCACCCGAAAAGCTCGTCGTCGGGCACCGTGCCCTCGAGCATTTCGATTACCTGGCGCCGCTTGTCGTAGCACGGACCCTCGATGTTCGCGCCGGCCGTCGTGATGATGAACATCAGCGGTTGCCGACGCGCGCCCATGCCGGTGAGCATCGTTTCGTACAGCGCGGACGAGTCGTGCTCGTGATACTCGTCGACGATCGCGCACGACGGCGATGCACCGTCGCCGGGATTGCCGATCAGCGGCTCGAAGCGGCTGCCGTCCTCCGGCTTGTTCATGTTCGAGGCGTTCACCTCTATTCCCGCGGCCTCGATCAGCAACGGCGAGCGCTTCACCATCAGCCGCGCAGGCCGGAAGACCTCCCAAGCCTGCTTTTCGGTCGTCGCGCCGGCGTACACCTCGGCGCCGAACTCGTCGTCCAGCACGAACATGCCGATGCCGACGCCCGCAGCGATGACCGATTTGCCGTTCTTCCGCGGCACTTCCCAGTAGCTTTCGCGGAATCGGCGCTTACCGGTGCGCTTGTTGAGCCACCCGAAGGTGCACATCAGGCCGAATTTCTGCCACGGCTCCAGCGTCACGAGCTGGCGCTTGAACGCCCACTCACCTTTCGTGTGCGGCATCAGTTCGACCAGCGCCAGCTTCTTCTCAGCGGCGGCCGCGTCGAACTTCCACTTGAATTCTTTCTTTCGGCTCGCCGCGAGGTCATCCAGGTGCCGCTGACACGCCAGCACGACGAGGCGACCCGCCGGGCGCTTGCCGCGCACGATGTCACGCGCGAACTGGAGCCCCTGCTCCACGCGCGGATAGGTTGTTGCCATCGTGATTTAGCTGCCGAGCAGCGCGCCGAAAGGGTTATCGGGCCGCTTGTTTCCGCCGCCCACCATGTTTTGACGACTCGACGGATCGAGCCCGAGCAACGCGCCGAACGTTGCCATCTGCCGCGCGGCCTCGTTCTGTATGGTTGCGGCCGGATTCTTCATCGGCGCACCCTGCGCGCTGAGCACGACCAGCCCGTTGTTGCGCAGATCTTCGCTCGCGAGTCGGTGCCGCCCGTACGCCTCGCAGAAAAGCTCGAGGTTATGCAGGTCGGTGACTTGCACGATCTTGTGCTTGCAAAGCGACGGCGCGACGCGCGCCCACATCTCGGCTGCGTAGCCATCGATCCACGCGGGACACTCGATATTTGTCACCTGACCGTAGTCAGGCTCGTCTTTGTTCAACGCCCGCTTGCCCGGATTGCCGGCCAGTTCCTTTTTGGCCGTGGGCTTGGCGCGGCGTCCGGAGCGGCCTTTCACACCGGCCATTTTTTCTCCGTTTTGTAACCATTTTCGGCGTCTCGCCGTTGTAACTTCTACGCGCGCTCAAGCCGCGCGGCCGAAAAACCGATTTTTATTTTTCGCGGTCGCGAAAATTTGACGGAACGGTCGGTCCCGGGGCAGGTCGGGCTGATGATTTGCCCCACCCCTCCCCCGTCGCGATGCCGCACCCGCCCGCCTCCATGCCCGTCAGCGGCCCCGCGCGATGCTACGAGACCCGAGGCGACGCTCGCCGCGCCGACCGCTTAGCGGCCCGCTTTCTCGGTCGCAGTCTTCGTCTTGTGACACGTCGAGCAGATCGCCTGCAGGTTCTCGTCGTCATCGGTGCCGCCTTGCGACTTGGGCACGCGGTGATCGACTTCTGTCGCGATCGTCACGCGACCCTCGCGACGGCAGGCCTGACACAGCCCGCAATCGCGTCGCAAGATACGCGCGCGACGCTTCGTCCACGCATTGCCGTATCCACGATCATGACGATTGCCGCGCACCGCATCGGGTTTCCACTTCACTTCTTCGCTCGCGTGCTGCTCGCAGTATGTCTTGCCACCGGCGACGAGAGCACCGCACCCGCGATGCTTGCACGGGCGCAATGGACGACCAGGCATCAGGCAGCAGCAGCGACCGTATACGCAGTCTCGCTCTTGAACCGCGAGGCGATCGTCTGAATGATGGCTTTGAGGTTCATTGTGTGCGAGTAAAATCATTGCGCCGGAAAGGGCCGGCCAATTCAAAAAAGGAAAAGAAACGATGGTAACAGCCACATTGGACCTCAGCGATCCGAACGGGGCCGTCAAAAGTACGTCTCAACAGCCTATCAGCGCAGTGTATGTTGATGCGCTGGCGGTCACATCAGTCACCATGGAAGCCGCGGAGACCGGCGGGAAGAAAACAATTCATTTCCATCCGCATGGACAAGTGACGCTAACGATGGACGGCACGAAGCTGAACATCAAGGCGCAGAACTGCTCAACCACGATGACTGATTCGGACGACAAGCGGTCGATCGTCTACACGATCAAGCCGGGCGACGCACCGCAATAACGCAAAAAGCCCGCGAGGTTATCACCGCGCGGGCTTTTCTTTGGACGAGCGAACTCACCACGGACCGAAGATTAGCAAAAGATCGCCGAAATTACAACTGGATTTTTAGCGCGCAGATCACCTTTATTGCGCCGACCAAAAAGCAGCCAAACGACATTAGACCAATACCCCAAGTTGGAAGCGAGATGAACCGCAGGAGGCGAACCCTTTCAGGGTCAAACGGCCGGACATTGCCAACCCATTCACTTACCACCTTTGTGAGCTGCTTACCTGTGTACGACCCGACCCAGTACATGATGAGAAACGTGAGAATTGCGAGTGCAAGTCCGGCCAAGAACCACCCCGCGCTTGAGAGGAGCGCGTGCCGATCTGGGAGTTCCGTTGCAGAGTAAAGAGCGGTCACGCCGGCAAGGCCTGCTCCATTCACTATGGAGAGATGGCGCGTCAACTCAAGGCCAACGGTCATTCCGAACTCCATTACGCTGATAATCGCATCACTGAAGAACGTGCTTATCCACGCACGAAACTCCTCTGGGGTATCGCGAAGAAAAATGGGTTCTGGCTTATTCACGCCTTTCTTGACTTCCTTATCGTTCATTCTTCACCCGGTGGAGTGATTGAGCCGTCGTTCGTCCTTTTCATCGTGACCTACGCATGGTTAAACAACCGCGATTTCCAAATGCCTGCCCAGCACTTCAAGCGCGGCCGCGATTGTGTCGATCTTCGTCGCATGGCCGAGATTGATGAGCCGGTTGACGTCTTGCGGGCGCGTATTAAGTCGGCGCGCCAACTCTGACGGCGTCACGCCTTGCGCGATCATCTCGTTGAGCAACAGGATCTTCGCCGACACGCTCGCCGGCAACGCAACCAGCTCCTCGCCCTTCTTTGCTTTGGACGGTGCCGGAACCGCGCGCTTGTCTTCAAAGTAGAAATCCATTGCCGTGAGCAACGCGTCAGCAGCCATCGAGCGAGCCTCTTCGAAAGTTTCGCCCTGGGTGATTGCCTCAGGTATATCCCGAAACGTGACGACATAGCCGCCGCCTTCGTCCGGCTCAAACAGTGCTGGATAACGCAACATGATGCACTCCATTGCTTTGAGACACGGTGCGAGGGAAGCCCCTTCCGGGGCCGCCTCTCATTTCAGACCAAGTTGTTTCAGAATCGCCCGTCTGGTTCCTTCCTTCAGTTCCGCTGACGGGTGCCTCGGAAGGGTGGTTTGTTTGCCGTTCAGGTAGACCTTTGTGTGTCCCGCGCCTTCCTTGAACATCGCGCCCTGCTCGGCTAACCACCTTCTGAACTCACTCTGCTTCACCGTCCCTCCGTGTTGTTGAACATGTGTTTATATTAAACACTAATGTTTAAACACGCAAGCACTTTCTTAAACTTTTTTGCTTATTGCAGGCCGCCGCTCGTGGAGTGCAGAAGGCCCTTTGCGATCAGACCCGGCAGCAGCGCGCGCTTTGCCTCGGCATAGTCGGTGTCCTGCGTCGCTGGGTTGCGCGGATTGCGGAACACGACAGCTCCAGCTACGAAGTTGCGCACGGCGGTCATGACGGCGACGCGATGATTGAGCGACAGCGTTTGGATCAGCGGATCCACCGCTTCGCCGGTCGCGGCGCGCAGTTGGCGATCAACGGTGTCGGAGAGATCGTCGTAGTCCATCCACTGATTGCTAATCTTGAAGTCGCGGCAGCTCGCCGACGCGCGGCCATACCCAAGCGCAGGCTCATATGCCTGGCTCCACTCGTACCATTCCGTCAGGACCGCGTCGATCTCGTCTGCCGCAATGGCGCTTTTCGTCATGTTGGGTTGCCTCTTTCCGTATTGTTCGCAACGGTTGCCGTGCGTGTTGCCAAGTGCGCAGATGGTTTGCATGTGGCCGATGAATTCGTAGGTTCGTTCGTGTGGGCAGCCCGAGCATGTCGGCCGTTCGGTCGCGATGATCGCTGCGAGCGGATCACCATAGGTGGCGAATGGCCGTGCTGTCACATCACCACCGTGAAGCTGATGCCGTTGTGCGTCAGCCAGTCGCCGAGCGCGTGTCGCAGGCCCGAGTTGTGCGGCCACGGGTATTCGATCTGCGAGCCTGACTCGGTTTCAGTAATCTGTCCGCTGAACGGGCACTGGTCGAGCGCGACGAGCTGCGCGCCATTCACCTCGTCCCGGTGGCGCACTGCCGATTCCAGCAGTTGTTCAGGGATGTCGGCGTATTGGATGTATGCGTGCGCGCTCATGATTTCTCCCTCAGGTCCCATTCCAGCTCACCGCTCGCGAGAAATGCCGCCAGCGTCTTTCGATGCGTGTTCACCCACACCTGCACGCGCAGCGAGCCGTCTGCGTTGTAGCCAGCATTTGAGAGGCTCCGCTTCAGGTCGTCGGCGATCTCGATGTCGGCCCAGATGTAGTTCCGGCCCAGCCCGCGGTAGTACTCGGTGTGCTCCGGCCCAAAGAGCCGCACGACGTTGAACCAGCCGCTGTGATACGTCGATTGCGCACTGCCGCGCACGCGGCGCAGCGACTTCAGCGGCAAATTCACAAACACCTGCATTACGCGGCCTCCTGCAATTCAAGTCCCATCTTTCGCGCGCGCCGCACCTGCCAGCGCGCGAACCCAGCGTCGAACCTCGCTAACTTCTCTTCGCGTGGCGCCGCGCCTTGGTCTAGCCACTGGTGGCAGAGCATGCAACCCGGCAGCGTGCGCTCATGGCTCGCCTTCAGTCCCATGCCCTTGCCAGCGCTCAGCCGGTTGTCGTGGCACGGCACGACGGTAGGATCGGCCCAGTCGCTGCGCGCACATTTCACGTTCAGGAAGCAGGATTCGCCGCGGCATGCCGCCAGATACTTCGCGCCCTCCGCGACCGTCACGCGCTTGCGCTGAGTCTTCATCGCCGCCTTGCGCACCAGCGTTTGCGTGTTGCGGTCGAGTTGCGCCTTGAATGCGCCCGGCTCTTTGCGTTTGAACCCGGTTCGCGCGAGCGGCGTGCGGCGCTGAAGTGGCGTCGATCGCTTCAACCCAACTCCTCCAGCACCCGAATCTCAACGGGCGCACCCGAGGCCGAAATCAAGGCTTCTCGCCCCGCCTTCCATGCCTCGAATCCGAACTCCGTTGCGATGTGCGGCACGCGGTCGGCCCCGAAGTTGTCGCGCAGCCAAGCGTCGTACTGTTCGCGGTCTGTCATGCCATCACCTGAAGCGCGACGGTTGCAAACGGATTGACCTGCCCCCCGGCCATCCGCCGGCGCATCCGATATTCGCGAGAGTGAAGCGCGTGCGACTTGGGCGCCGGCTTGGGCGCGTCCTTCTCGCGACCCGCGGCCCAGAGCCCAGCCAGCATTCCGCCATTGTTGGTGCGCGGCTGGTGCCACGCCTGAACGTAGTAACGTGTGCCTCGCCCATCGCTCAGGATCTTCGAAACACGCTCACGCGACGCGCCCGTCCGCTCGGCTAGCTGAGCCACTGTCAAGCCATCTTGCTCGGCGAGAACACTGTCGATCGCCGCACGAACCCACGAGAACGTCGTGGCGCGCCGCTTGCCGCGCTTTCCCAGGCCTAGCAATTCCGCGCGGTACAACGCCGCACGCCACGAGCGGCCCGGCAAACGCGGCATGTTCGCCTTCAAAGAGCCTTTGCCTTTCCAGATCCGGGTGAGTTCGACGTCTTCTTCTGGTGTCCACAGCGCATGGCTCGCGGGCCGCTGCCCGAGTTTCAGGTCGCGGATTCGCGTCTGGATCGCTGCTGCGCTTCGGCCGGGCAGCAGATGGAGGCAATCGGCAAGCCGCTTATCCGATCCGTGGATTTCTTTGACGATGCGGTCTTCGGCGACCGTCCAAAACTTACGAGACATCAGGCCGCCTCCCCGCTCAATTCCTTCACATCGACCTCGACGCGCGGCTCCATGGCGTACTTCTTCGTCACCACAATGTCGACCACCTGCGAGTCGTCCTCATAGACGACGTCGTTCATGGCGTCCTTGATTGCCTTCAGCACGTTGTCGGCGTCGGGTTTGTTCGTCGCGCAGATCACACCGATGCGCGCCTTCGTCTGGCGAGTCTTCGGCCAGCTCAGCGGGATCTCCAGATAGATCGCGACCTTCAGCGCCACCGGGCGGCCGAACGCAATGCGGCCATGCATCGCCACGCGCGCCGCGGCGCTGATCTTCCTCTCGTATGCCTTTGTCTTCGCCGGCGTGTGCATCCGGATGCCCGCGCCCGTCATGCCGGCGCGCGGCCGCCCCTTCGCGACCGGCTGGCCCTCGACCACGAACGACACACTGCTCAGTGTCGGCAGCTCATGCAGCGTCGCGCGGTCGAAGTCGTCCGGCTCGGTCACCGGCGCGTTTCCAGTCTTGCGCTCGATCTCGCGCGCCGCGAAGCCAACCTCGCGCACGCGCGCAGTGCCGACCATCGTCGTTCCAGCCGGGACAACCATCGGCCATTGCTGTCGCTTCGTCACGCGGCCTCCGTATTGCCGTTCTTGTCGCGCGGGATGTCGTTGAAGTAGGCGTACAGGGCTTCGTAGCGCTCTTCGCTTTCGCGGCCAACCGTGCGCAGCATGTCCTCCATCCATTCGCCCGGGCCCGCCGCCTTGAAGACCTTCGCCTTGAACTGCTCGAGCAGCTGGCCATCTTTGCGCACGATGCCGAGCTGCTGGCCGCGCTGCGTGATGCCGCTCTCGGTTTTCCACCAGTCGGCAGCGATCGCCGTCGACGTCGTGCCGACGGTCGCTAGTGAGTCCGACTTCACCGGGAACAGGCCAGTCCAGCCGCGCAGAACCGCTTCCTCGACGCTGACCTCCGGGCTCTGCCCGCTGCTCGCCAGCATCTCCAGCTTCTTGATCGACACGCGGGCCGCCGGTCGCGTCCACGGCGCATCCTTCGCTTTCGCCTCGCGGTGTTCGCACCACATGTCCCAAACGGAGAACGGGATCGTGGCCGGAAGTTCGATGTTCAGAATCTCTGCATGCAACGCAACTCGCGGCGCACGCCGCGCAGGTTGGTGGTTCTCTGATGGTTCTGATGGTTCTTGGTGATTCGGGTGCAACCCATTGCACCCTTTCGCGAAACCCGTTGCACCCTTTACGTCGTTCGTTGCACCCTTTTTGTCGCCCGCTGCACCCTTTTTATTGGGTGCATTCTTTGCACCCTTTGAACGAACGGGAATGGGTGCAAGCGTTGCGCCGTTTATCCAATCTGGGCTGATGCGATACTCGCAGGCACGGCCGCGGCCGCCGCTCGCATTCGCGACGAGGATCAGCCAGCCGCGTTCGACCATGCTCTTGATCTGGTATTGGACGGCGCGCTCCGAACGGCGAGTCTTCTCGGCCATCGTCTCAATGCTCGGGAAGATGTGCTCGCCGTTGTCATCGCAGAAGTCGGCGAGCTTGAGCGCGAGCAACAGCTCGTGATCCTCGCCGGGGTAGCGATCCCAGACCATCGTCTGGACCTTGATACTCATCGAGTGCCTCCGAGCAACAGGCGGTATGAGCTCGGATAGCCAGAACGCCGCTTGACGAGAACGAGATTGGCCGCTTCCAGCTTCTTGATCGTCTGCAGGATCGTCAGACGCGTGACGCCGCAGACATCGGCCATAGCATCGGCGGTCGGGCAGCAAGTGTCCGTGCTCGGATCGACGATGTTGGCGAGCGCGACGAGCAGCAGCTTTGCAGTCGGCGGAAGGTGCTCGCGCAGAGCGGCGGCAACGTGGGGCGCGCTCACTGCACCAACCCGCGCGGAAGGCCGACCGTTTCATTGAGCACACCGGTCGCCGCACACTTTTGCGTGCCGCGAACCTCTAGCACCTCATCATCGAGCAACTCAAACACGCGGCCACAGACGCTCGACAACCGAAGGTTCGTGCGGTCCGAGATCTCCTGTCGCGTGAGCTTCACATCGGGGCTGTCAAACAGGTTGAGGATCATCTGCTTCTGTGTGCATCGCTTCGTGCCAGTGACCGAGTCGTAGCCGGCCAATTGCGTTTGTGTGGAGCGCATCAGGACACCTTCCGGAGTTGTTCGGGTTGGACTTGTTCACCGGCCGTCGAGAGTGCCGACTCAACGACGCGCAGCGAGCGCTGCTTGATTCGGATGTCTTCGACCAGGCTGCTGTGAAGACGCGGAAGTTCGCCCGGATCGACGCCGTCGAGCAGGTCGGTAGCGTCAGCCTCGGTGCGATGGTTCGCGCGAATGATCGTTTGCACCAGCTCGTGCGCGTTGAGCTGCGCCGTGGCGTCGCTGTGACGTGCCCGGGCGGTGCATTCGATCTGGCCGAGGATCTCGTTCAGCAACTCGACCCGACGAGCCATAGGCAGCGCCGCGAGGATCGAGTTTTCGAAGTTCGCGGGCATCAGGTTGTTCTCTTTCGACTCGTCGTCGAGCCAGCGCCAGATCCGGTCAGCGTGGTTCTTCTGCGTCGTGTACACGTCCGGGTGACGATCAAACACGATCGCGCCCGACAGATGGCCGCCAATGCGCTCGTGCGCCTCGACGATCTCTGCGGCCGCCGTCTCGCGACTCCAGCCGTTTTCCTTGCGCCACGCCGCTACGTGGTCGCGGATGATGCCGATTCGGGTTTTGTGCGAACGGTCTCGCATGCTCTGTCACTCTTTGTTGGCTACAGTGTCAACGTGCGATAAGGACTACTAAAACCACGCACGCGACACAGGGATAGAAAAAATGAAAACGCTACGGGAATCTCTTGCTGCCGCCGTGCCCGATGGGCGCGCGGCAGTTAATTCGCTGATGCTGCTGGTTGCGCTGCAACCTCTTTCAACGCCGCAAACTGTTTCACCAGTTCTGTTCGCGTCCTCTCGAATTCTTCGGGGTAACGCGCGCCGCGCACTGCAATCGCGCAAAGCGCATCGCGGATCTGCTTCTGTTCAGTTGCTGTAAGCGCCATGCGCTCGATCTCCAACGTGCTGCGAAATGGGGTGAGGATCCCGACTTTCGTCTGTAGAATCGGCAGCTCTCACACAACCAGTCTCTACGGGGATCCTCATGAACTTCAAACTTTTGGCCGTATACCACCCTTACATCTCTGCGCCGCACAAGCTACGCGTCGAACTGGCTATTGCGCTCAATGTCGACGGCGATTCACTAGAGCAGGAACAGGGCAGCATCACTGTCTGGATCGAGCCGACAGACGTGAAAGCCGCGACGCTGGCAGAAATCGAAGAACTCGCGATCGCGCGGGCTCGCGCAATCAGCGGCTCATAAACCGCCAGGCCGCACCGCCCTGTCTAGTCTCTTCGCGCAGGGCGCGCTGTACCGCCGGACGGATCAACCACAGCACGAATCGCGCATACAGGTTCTTCATATCAAACAGCCTCCGCGATTGCTTTAACCGATCCTCGAATGAAGCCCCAATCCAGTTCCGGCAGGATCTGCTCGACACGCACAGAGCGCTTGGTCGCCTTCTCAATCCCGATGCACTTGCTAGGCGGCACCGGGCGCTCGCCGGTGCACCACTGCGCGACGGTTGCCGGCTTCACCCCGACCGCACGCGCGAGCGCCGACTTTCCGCCAACAATCTCGCATGCACGGCTCACAGCGGAAATAGAGGTCTTGTCCATGGAAATCGATTCTAGGCAACGCCTAACGTCGTGTCAAGGCATTGCCGAATCCGAGGCGGTGATCTATATAGAGGCAATGCCTAAAACACCGCAGCACATCGGCGACCGGCTTCGCCAAGAAATGGACCGCCTTGGGCTGACTCCCACGGCGGTCGCAGAGCGTTTCGGGGTCAAAAACCCATCTGTTTACGACTGGCTGAAATTTGGTCGGATCGCCAAGAAGCACATTCCTGGGCTTGTTGAGATGTCGGGCAAGTCCGCTGAATGGTGGATAACCGGCGAAGAAGCGCCTGCTTCCCAGCCTGTTCCGTCAATTGGGGCCGCAGGCCTGAGCGATAGAATCAAGACGGTACTGGAAGACGCTGGCGGCAACATCTCTGCCGTCGCCGCCAAGGCAAAGACAACAGAGGAAGTCGTGGCCGGCTGGCTGTCCGGCAAATCAACGGCGATAGGCGTCGACGAGGCGGTAGCCCTGCAGGAAAGTTACGGCATCAACTCAGTCTGGTTGATGCTCGGCAAGGGGCCGAGGACGACGACTGTCCGATTTAACGACGAATACGAACCAATCCCCGTGACCGGCTGGCGGGGAATACCGGTAGTAGGAATGGCGCAACTGGGGGACAACGGCTTTTGGGCCGACATCGAGTACCCCGTCGGGCACGGCGACGGGTTCGTTGACGTACCGAGCAAGGATAAGGACGCGTACGCCCTTCGCTGCAAGGGCGATTCGATGCGTCCACGCATTAAAGACCGCGAATTTGTTGTGATTGAGCCAAATCACCCGATTGAGCCGGGCGACGAGGTGCTCGTCAAGGCAAAAGACGGCCGCGTGATGGTAAAAGAGTTTCTGTATAAACGCGCGGGCAGAGTGCATTTGATCTCGGTCAACGAGGCGCACGGAACGATTGCCTTTGAAGAAGGCGAAATTGAGAAGATGCACTACGTCGGATGGATCGCTAAGCCGTCCGCGTGGCGCCCAGACTAAAGATTTACGGGGACTTCAATGCTGTCTAAGACTCTAGCCGCGTCGATTGCCGCGGCCGTATTGGCTTCTGGCTGCGCGTTCGAGCATCCGACCGCTGACCAATTCGCATACATCAATCCGCCGCGCTTTTACGAGTCGATGATCAAAAGCCACTTTCAGCCCTTGCTGAAGGATCCCGAATCAGCCCGTTACGACTTTGGCGCACCCGCCAGGGCTTACGCGAATAATGGATCGCTGCGCGGAGGCGACGTAGCGTGGCGCGGTTATGCGGTCCCAGTCCGCGTCAATGCCAAGAACAGCTATGGCGGCTACACTGGCGGCAAGGATTACATCATTCTGTTCAATGGCGATCAGCCCATTCACGAAACGACGCCATACGATCCGCTGTTCCACTGGTTCAACTAGCGCGGCGCCGTCTGTCACTCGTCGCCGCCGACGAGCCCCCGATCCAAACAAGAAACCGCGACCGTGACCGAACAAGAAGCCCTCCGACTATTGGCCTTGCCAGACAAACGGGTGATTCGACGGTTCGCCTGGACGCTTGAGGCTAGCGGGCATCTTCCTAAACGAAGCGTCTTCGAGAGCGGGATCCAATCAGGCGCGGAGGTTCTCGAAGGGATCACGTTCCGGGTGCACTATCGCGGCCCAAAGCACATCCTGCGTGGGCTGGCTTCGATAGAAGTTCCCGAAAGCTTCAGTTGCGCGATTTTTGCGGGACAAGATCGTATCGCCGCGATCGACACGAATCCGGGGCAGAAACATTCAAATCGCGTTGGCGCGGGGCGGCCGTATTTCGGCCAGACTGTCGACTCTGACACCCACAGGCACGTGTGGATCGGTGAGTACGGCTATGTCGAACCAGTCGATCCATCGATCCTGGACGTAGCGAGCCTAGTGCGCTTTTTTGCCAAAGAATGTAACCTCACCATCACGGGTATCGTTGAGGATCCTCGAAAAGGCGAGCAAGGAACACTTTTATGAACTGCACCGATCTAGTCTCTGCTACGGACTGGGTTTGCGCACCGGCTGGGCGCAACGCCCTCCACGTTCATGCGCCAGTGTCCCTAGGAGACGACGGACAACTAGCAAGCTTCTATGTACTGGAAGATGCGCCGGGGCATTTTTTCCTCACGGACGCCCACAGCACAATTCTCCATGCGTTAGACCATGGCGCAAAGCCCTCGCCGACGCGCATTGAAAAAGTATCAGCGATCCCCGGGGCCCGATTCGCTCGGCTTAGCGAAGACGGCGAAATTACAGCGACGGGAAGCACTGCAGAATTGCGCTTTGCCCTTTGGGATGCTCTGCGGCTCGCGCTGGCAATTTCTGACAATGAGAGGAATTGGCTGCCGAAAACACGACATGAGCGATTCGCAGCTCAGGTCGCGAAGACGCTACGATCAAGACTTCCGCTTGGGTCTGTCGTAAGCAAGCCTCGCCTAGCCGGTATCAGTGGTCACCAGATTGAGTTTCCGCTCGGCGTGTTGCTGCCGGGAAGTCGCGGCATTCGCGCTGTACAGCCGATCGGAATCACGGAAGACCACCGGATTGATTGGGGCTACGTCTATCAGAGCTACGGGAAACTAGCTGACCTGAAGAAAGCTTCGGCAGCAGACATCGACAACCGGGTTGTCGTGATCGAACGCGGCGCGGCAAAAGACGAGTTCGGGAAGGCCGCAACCGTATTATCTGAGGCAGCGAGGGTCCTCACCTTCGATGATAACGAGACCTTTGCCGAGTTACTATTGGCTGCGTGATCGAGTGATCAAGAACCCGCTTCGGCGGGTTTTTTGTTGCGCTCAAACTACGTTCGTTCGCGTCTCATGAACTCGCGAAAACGCGCTAATTTCTCTTAGGCAATGCCTTGACATTGTGTCTAGGCATCGCCTAATATTCATCTCACGCACTCACCGACCTACCGGGAGACCGTGAGATGGAAAACCAACATCAGCACACCGCCAAGTCGCGCACTCGCGACGAAGTGGACTTCTTCACGCGGGGCATGTAATGGCCTGCAACTGTGTCCGCGATAACGAGTCGCGTATAGCCGATCACTACACCGAACAGCTCGGCGCACCTGCGACTGCAGAAGCCAAGAACGTTGCGCTGCTTTTCGGTGGGAAAGTTCGCGAGGCGGCTTTTCTGCCGTACGCAGTCAAAGCCGACAAGCCGGGTTTCCGTGGCGCGAAGGGCAAGAAAATCGGCATGTTCTTTAGCTTCTGCCCGTTCTGCGGTGTTTCGCTCAAGGAAGAGGAGAAGGCAGCATGAACCGCGTCCACTACGACAATTCCCTCCTCGCCGCGTGTGACAACGTTCATGGCAAGCTCGCCAAGGCATTCGGAATGATGCTGGCCTATGGCGCCGCGATCGGCTGCGTCTGGTATCTCTGCGTTGCTTACCGTGCTGGGGTGCTGACGTGGCCGATCTGAAATTCTGCCTTCGAATGTGCGCCGCGTTCGTCGCGATCGTCGTCATCCTCCGCATCGCCCAGAAGTGGATCGATGAGCAGACCGAGCAAGTGCGCGTTTCGATGCGCAACACCTGATCCCGTAAAGGCTCACCGATGACTTCCTTCTTTTGGTCTCAGTTAGTACTTCTACTGATCGTAGCGTTCGTCTGCGGGTGCTTCGGGTTCATCTTGGGAAGCCTCGTTTCGACCGGCGCCCGATCTGACCGCGCCGATCCGTTACCGGCACGGCCAGATCGACAGAATTGATGGGCTAATCCTCGATTCTCACATCTCGGCTAGAGATGATCGGCAACTGACCCTCGTCGATTTTGCTCTCTGCGATCTTGATCAAGGGCCAAAGGTGCTGCTGGAGCTTTTGCCCGCGCGAGTCAAACGAGGCATCAGCGCCGAGCTTGCCCTCAAGGCATTCGTACGTAACGGTGATTTCATGGGCCTCTCCACCATACGCGTGAATGAAGGCGAGGCCATCTTCTTGTTCGATAAATTGCAGTTCGCCCGAGTGTGTCATGGATAAATTTCTCCTTTTATTGCGGGCCCTAATAGTAGGGACTATGTGCGATACCCGCAACTATCGCGCAAATGACGCGTTCGGGTCGAAATGAGCAACTTTCTATTGCCCGCTTACACGGCATTGCTGGCTATCGCGGCTACCGTGACTGCAGCGTGCCTCTCGATCATGGCTGGATGGCAGCGCGGCGGATGGATGGCTGAGCGCGCACTGTGGATAGCTGTCGGCGTCGTGCTGGTTGTTGCCGCTCACCTGCTCCCTGCCCTGTGCCGTCCACATGGCTGGCGTATCCGGGTTCCCGGCGCGGCTCTCTGGCTCGCTTGCATGGCGGCCACCTGCTACGGCCATGCGGTTTTCTTCGTGATGGCGCAGGAGCATGCCGGCGAGCTGCGCGCGGCGGCGGTACCGGTCGTGACTGCACACGGTCGTGACCTCAGCGCGATTGCCCGTGACCGCGTTGACGTGGTGACGCGACTGACACGCGCCGAGGCGCGCCGCTGCGTCGAGCCGTGTACCAGTCTGCGTGTGGAGCGCACCTCGCTTGCCGCGAAGCTCGAAGCGCTGGACGTCGAGAAGTCGGAAGCGATCCGGGCCGAGGCAGTGCAGGACCGCGCCGACGCAGCGCGCGCTGCGGCGATGACTGATCCGGTTACCGGCGCCCTGACTGCGATCGGTCTGCCGGTACCGCATGCCGACCTGGTCGCAGGCCTCGCGTTCGCCGCCGTACTTGAGGGTGTCGCCTGCTTCGCCTGGCTGCTCGCGCTTCGCCCGGAGGTCGTGACTGAGATCGCGGTAACGCCCGCCACACAAGGCAGTCACGCCGCGCCAGTCACGGAAGTAACGGAAGCCGGTAACGCAGTCGCGGTGCTGGAGTCACCGGAGACTGACGACGTGACCCGCGTTGCGGCAGCGATCGCGGCGGGCACGCTGCGCGGCACCGTGATCGAGATTCGGAAGTTTCTCGGCTGCTCCCAAGCGACAGCGGCAGCAGTCAGGAAGCAGATCGCGACGCCGTCCGGATGACCCCACGCTACTGACATTGCAGTATCTGCAAAACGAATAAACGGCGTTTATGCGCCACACGAATAAATCAATCTCCATGAATAACTGGATCGATAACTGCCACTTCGGAGACTGCCGCGAAACGATGCGAGCAATGATCGCGGATGGCGTGAAAGTACAGACGATCGTCACGAGCCCACCTTACTGGGGACTGCGTGACTATGGCGTCGATGGGCAAATCGGCCTTGAGCAGACGCTGCCCAAGTTTATCGAAACGCTCGTCGATGTGTTTCAACTGTGTCGAGAGCTGCTCGCGGATGACGGTACCGCGTGGGTAAACATGGGCGACAGCTACTGCGGCACGCGCGGCGCGGCATGGGGGCCTTCGGAGGCCTCGACGGAAGCACGCGCCATGACGCAGTCACGGCGACGCGACGACGCGCCGATTCCGCGCTCGGATGTTCGCGTTGCAGGCCTCAAGCCGAAGGATCTCGTAGGACAGCCGTGGCGCTTGGCCTTCGCACTTCAGGACGCCGGCTGGTACCTGCGGCAAGACATTGTCTGGCACAAGCCGAACCCGATGCCCGAGAGCGTCCGCGATCGCTGCACGAAAGCACATGAGTACATGTTCCTGCTATCGAAGAGTGAGAAGTACTTTTACGACTTCGACGCGATGCAGGAGCCGGTCAGCGGCAATGCTCATTCACGAGGCGCGGGCGTCAATCCGAAAGCACGCGAGCCGGCTGGATGGGACACCGGCCCAGGCGGACACCGTGCGAAGGCCGGCCGCTATCCAGGAACGGGCGTCGGGTTCGGGCGCGGGTATGACAAGTTCACCAAGCCGCGCGCGAAGCAGAACGCCTCCTTCTCTGAGGCCGTCGCAGACCTGGTCGACACGCGCAATCGTCGCAGCGTCTGGTCGATCCCGACGCAGTCATTCGATGGCGCCCACTTCGCGACATTCCCTGAAGCGCTCGTCGAGCCATGCGTGCTCGCGGGATCCCGCGTCGGAGACGTCGTGTTCGATCCGTTCTTCGGCAGCGGAACGACGGGACAAGTCGCGCAACGCCTAGGCCGCCATTTCATCGGCTGCGAACTGAACACCAACTACGAGAGCCTGCAGCGCGACCGTTTGAGCCAGCCCGCGCTGATGTTCGCCTAACCGAGTACAACACCATGACCACTAATACAGACGCAGTGCCCAGCACGCCCGACGCTCTGGTTCGCGCTTACGTGAGCGCCCTTCTGACGAATGACGTCGAAAAGGCCGCAGACGCAACGCGGCGCATGACTGACTACGCACTGACGCAACCCGCTCTCGCTGCTGGTGGGGCGGCCGACGACGAAAGCGCGCGAATTCAGGACTATGCCGAACAAAACATGTTGACGCTTGAAGAAGCCGTCGACGAGCTGCGCGCCGGCGCAGTGCCTGCAAATCGCGTTCAGCCCATAGCTGCTGGTGGGGCGGTGCAGCTCGCCGAGGTTTGCGAAGATGCTGACGGTACGAAGCATATCGAATCGGTCGTCGAGGATCTGGACGACGTTCCCGCAGGCACGAAGCTCTACGCCGGCCAACTACCTCGCGGTGCCGCGACTGTGCCGCGCCCCGAGACAACGGCCGAGCATATAGCGCGCGACATTCGGGAAGGCCGGTTTCCGAAGCGCTCTGAGCCGCAGATGATGAGCGCCGCCGCTCCCCAAGCTGCCGCGACTGTGCCGCTGACGGCAGATCAGCGACGCGGGCTCACATACGTCGCCGACGACCTGAAGAAAAGCGGGTTCGCCGAGTTGGATTCCGCACTCCGCGCGCTTCTCGCCGCTTCAGGAGATCAGCAATGAGCAAGGGAGCGACGATGGACGATATTTTGCCGTGCCCGTTTTGCGGTGCAAAAGCGGCGAAGCACGAAAAAGGCAAAGGCGCATCGTGGTATCCGACGATTCACTGCGTGAACTGGTGCTGTGAAATTGGTGGAACCGGCGGCACTCGAGACCTGATGCGCGCCGATGCGCTGAAACGATGGAACACTCGCAGCGCGGCGGCCCCCGCAGCCCAGGCAGACGCCGCACCGAGCGAGCCGGTAGCGTGGATGACTCTCGATCGCGACACGCGTAAGCCGGTGATGGCGGTTCTGAGCCTCACTGACATTGACTGCGACATCTGTGAGGAACTGACGATCCCGCTCTACGCCGCTCCCCCAGCTGCCGCGACTGCGCCGCTGACGGATGCCGCGCGCGACGTGCTGGCAGAGCGCCAGCGCCAAGTGACGGCCGAAGGCTGGACACCGGCGCACGATGACGAGCATACGGAAAGCGAGATAGCGTTGGCGGCAGCTTGCTACGCGATGGCCGCAGGCGGATACGCGAAAGGCCAAACGCCGCCAAACTGGCCTTGGAGCCTATCTTGGTGGAAGCCCGCCTACGGCCGCCGCGACCTCATCAAAGCTGGCGCGCTGATCCTCGCGGAGAGCGAACGCATTGACCGCGCCGCTATCGCGGCATCCGCCGATAAGGAGACTGATTGTGCCTAGACCGCTAGCCCGTAGCGCCCAAGCCGAGCTCGTCGTCATCGTCGATCGCGTCGGGATCCTCGCCCAACGCTCGCAACACGTCGCGCAGAAATTCCTCCTCGGCAACCATGAATTCGGGCGTACCGGGTACGAGGTCCTTGAGGCTCTTCTTTCCCTGGGCTTTACGGATAGCGTCAACGCTCATTCCCAATGCCTGCGATTCCAAATATCGCGGGTGACCTGGGCCAAATTTGGGTTCTTTATCGTCTTCCATTAATCCGTTGTCGGTAATGGATACAAAAACTTTAGGGTGATGGTGTGAGCGAGAACAGCAAAATCGAATGGACGGACCACACGTTCAATCCGTGGGAAGGATGCCAGAAAGTCGGCCCCGGCTGCGATCACTGCTATGCCGAGACGCGCAACGCGCGATTCTCTGGCGGTACCGCAATCAACTGGGGCCCGGGCGCGCCGCGGCGGCGCACGTCGCCGGCCAACTGGCGCAAACCGCTCGCGTGGAATGCGGCGCATGACGAGTTCTTCGCCGTGCATGGCCGGCGCCAGCGCGTGTTCTGCGCGTCGCTCGCCGACGTGTTCGACAAAGCTGTCGATCCGACGTGGCGCCGCGATCTCTTCGACCTGATCGCGAAGACACCGAACCTCGACTGGCTTCTGCTGACGAAGCGGATCGGAAACGTTATGCAGATGATCAGCGAGACGGCTCAGTACCGGTTCGACCTGCAATGCATCGAGTCGCCGCGACTGCCCGACAACGTCTGGCTCGGCGCGACGGTCGTCAATCAGGCCGAAGCAGACCGCGACATCCCTAAGCTGCTCGCGGTGCCGGCGCGCGGCCGATTCCTTTCTATGGAGCCGCTCCTCGGTCCGGTGACTTTTCGGTGGGCGAGCTGGGTCGACCACGATGCTGTTTGCAAGCGCGACGGCAAGGTGAATCACCTCGAGGGGCTCCGCGGTATCCACTGGATCATCGCCGGCGGCGAAAGCGGCCGCGACGCGCGTGCGATGCATCCGGACTGGGCACGCGAGATCCGCGATCAGTGCGCTGCTGCAGGCGTCCCCTTCCTGTTCAAGCAATGGGGCGAATGGCTCGGACAGCATCAAGACGGTTCGCACGAACACGACCCGGTCGAGCTCAATGCGACCGACGCCCCGATCCGAGTTGGCAAGCGCGCGGCTGGACGGCTGCTCGACGGCCGTACACACGACGACTTCCCGAAATGACCGAAGCAGCACAACGAATGATTGAAACCACGCGCAAACACTGGGGTGTGTAATGGACATTGCGAAAGGAAAGCGCGTAAGCGCCAAAGAGGCAGCGCAGATCCTCGGCGTGCCGCGCTATGCGATAAGCCGAATAGACCGGGCCGGCGAGATCATCCAGCGTTACAAGCTCGGTCACAAAACGCACGTCTACGAACTCGAATCGCTCTACAAATTCCTCGCATCATGCCAATCGAAACCATTACAAAGGCCGGCCGCCGCCGCTACCGCTGGACGTTCGAACGCGTCATCGAAGGTCGCCGCGTTCGAAAAGCCAAGCTTCTCCCTGCGGGCATTTCTTCAAAGCAGGCCGACGAGCTAGGCCGCAAATGGGACGCGGAGACCTATGCACTGCACACAGGCGTCGTGAAGGAAGTTGTCACAATCGGTGACTGCGTTCTCGCGCACCTCACGGACAAGCGCGCGAGCTGGAAGGATGGGCTGAAGCGGGTGCAGATTCTGGAGAAATGGGCTCCCGAGTATGCAGAGCAGGACGCGAACGATTTGCACGCCTGGTCGATCCGATTCGTCGGGTACATGCGGGCGAAGGTCGACCATCGCGGCATGGCGAAACGTCCGCTTTCCGATGCAGCGATCCGGAACGTTCTGGCCTACCTACGCGCGGCGATCAAGTACGCCCACAAGATTGGGCGAATCGAAGTCGACCAGACGGCGCGCATGGTAATCCCAGCCGTCAACAACGAGCGGCACCACTACCCGCAACGGAGAGAGATGCTAGAGATCGCGCGCGCATGTCAGCATCGCGAGGTGCGCGCCGCTATCCGGATCGCGTTCTATTCGGGTATGCGCCGCGGTGAGATTCTGCGGGCGAAGGTTTCGAGGCAAGGGTATTCGCTTGACGACACGAAGAACGGCCGGCCGCGCATCATACCCATTCACCCGCGAATTGCAGTGTTGGCGCGCCGCGTGCGCTTCAGCCTCACGGTCAAGCAGTTTGAGGAGGCATGGAAGCGCGCCCGAACTGAGGCGGGATACCCGCATACGAAATTTCACGATCTTCGGCATGGTGCCGCATCTGAAATGATCAACGCAGGCATCGATCTCTTTACGGTCGGTGGCGTGCTCGGGCACAAGTCCGTCGTATCGACGAAGCGATACTCACACCTGGTCACGGAGAGGCTGGCGGCAGCAGTTGGGAAGATCGGGCAGAAGAGGAAGGAACCGGAAAATCCGGTTTAG